TAATGATAATCAATCTACATTAGAGACAATGATTTGGAATGAGGCACGTAATACTACTTCTGATGCACGTCGAGCTTCACGTCTAGCAAAAATGTGTGATAAGTATCACGTACGACCAGTAGCTACAAGTGCACTAGGTGTGGTGTCCGTAGACTTTGATGTTGTACCTGCTAGCTTTATCACAGCAGCACCAGTTCCTATTGACTTCCTTCTTAGTCACATGGATCAATTACCACTACCACGATTGGAGGTAGCTAATGGCGAGCCAGAAGGGACGGTACTTCAGGCCCAAACTCAAGGAGTTGATCGGAACGAAGTATGACAGCCTGACCGAGAGAACGATACATGAGCAATACTCTAACCTAGAGTTTCATCCAGAGGGTATTGACTACATTATCGCTCATAAGTATTCACCAGACTTTCTGTTTATCAACAAGAAGGGGATTTATGTCTACCTAGAGGTCAAGGGATATTTTCAAGACTCCCATGAGCTATTGAAGTATCCTTGGATTAAGAAAGCCCTAAGTGTTGGTGCTGAGTTGGTATTTGTATTTGAGAATCCCAACAAGCCAATCCACTTCAAGGCTAAGCGTAAGGATGGAACCAAGATGACCCACGCTGAGTGGGCCGAGAAGAATGGCTTTAGGTGGTTCGATACCACTAACCTTGAGGGAATCATTGATGGGTGATGTAACGAAACTACCGGGAGTCGATAACGGCCCTGATGCTTGGGTTGAGGGTAAGGCTGTAGTCAATGCAGATACAGTCCTTAAGGGTGCAATTGATCACGGGCTTACGAATGTAGTAGTCCTAGGATGGGATGAGCGTAATATGCTGTTCGCAGCATCTACTGAGCCTAAAATGGGGGACATCCTAATGTTGATGGAGTTCTTCAAACATAAGTACATGGCCGGAGACTACGAACAAGTATGAAAAAGATCCTAGTTCTAACCGACAAGCAAATACGTCCAGACAACCTAGAGGTTAATACACCTATCTTGGTGGCTCTAGGTAATCTGATTGTTAAAGAGCGTCCTGATGTAGTAATCGACATTGGTGATCACTGGGATATGTTCTCACTCAATCAATACGACAACAAGAAGAAGTTCGCATTTGATGGTGATGAAGTACGCAAGGATGTAGATGCTGGCTCTGATGCAATGGATATCATCTTAAGCCCACTTAAGTATCTCCAGCAGCAGCAGCGCGCCAGCAAGCATAAGGTTTACAACCCCATGATGAAGTTCATGATTGGGAACCATGAGCAGCGCATCAAGCGATACCCTGAGTTGAACTCTCTGGTGAACTATTCAGAGTTGTTCAAGTACACACCTTGGGACGTAGTAGACTACCTTAAGCCAGTAGAGATTGAGGGTATTCATTTTGCCCACTACTTCTACAACCCATTAAGTGGTAAGGCTATCGGTGGTTCAGCTGAGTATCGACTGAATAAGTTGAAGTTCAGCTTTGTCCAAGGGCATGAGCAATCATTCAAGTACGCTAAGGAATATCTGGCGGACGGTCGAGTAATCTCTGGCCTTATTGGTGGGGCTTGTTATGCACACCAAGAGCCATACAAAGGATACCAAGGCAACAATCACTTCCGTGGATGCTTCATGCTACATGACGCCCATGCTGGTGAGTATGACCTTGAGCAAATCTCAATCAACCGACTGGTGAACACTTATGCTTAAGTTCCTTACAGAGAATTGGGACTCTATAATCCTTGGGTTGCAAATCTATGCAGCCCTTGGCATCAGCTACTTCGTTACATCCATGTTTGGATATTGGCGTGAGCTTCTGGAGTACCACAAGGTTGAACCAGTGGCATCATTGATCACTGATGTAATAACCATAGTGGATACCACAATCCGCTGGCCTTGGTTCCTCTATTGTGATTTCTTCCTCTCTGATGACGAGGATGACCCACAAAGTTAAGGCCAAAAAAAAGCCCCTTGGTTTCCCTTGGGGCTTTCTCTTTTACTCGAACAAATCTGCTTCCTTTGCAAGCTCTCTGCCGGGACGATAGAAACCAAATGGTGTCCAGTCCTTGTACAGATAGCGCCACACCTCTCCCTCTTCAGGACTATCCAAGAAGTTGTAAATAGTCTTGACACCCTCTTCTGCTTTCCCTGCCGCTGGGCCAAGCGTTGACACTACACCAGATGTCCCATACCTTGGGGCACTCACTGCTTGTAGTAGATACGACGCATGGATTGGCATGAAAGTAAGCTGCAACACATCTAAGAGCACTTGCCCTTCGGTACGCTGCTCGTCGTAGTTCACCTCCCCATTTTTGATTACCTGCTTCATGTAGTCCTGCATGTATCCAACCAGAAGCATAAACGAGAAGACATTCACCATACCGATGAACCCCTGTGCTGCCTGATACCCACCTACACGCCGAGGATCAAACCTACGGACTACCTGAGGTAGAATCGTGTTGGTAAACATCGTAGGGTAGCCTTTAAGTTGAGCCAACAGCTGTAGGTGTCCATTCGACATCCACAAGGGCTTATCCTCAAAGTTAGGCTCTAGGATAGTCTCTTCCACAAACCTACGAATACCCATCACACGTGCATCATTAGCAGCCTGACGCTCTGTCTCAGTAGCAGGTGCATTCAATGCCCTAGCCTGATCAGTGCTATCAATCTGTACACCCATCTCAGCAAGCTGAGTCCTAACGAATCGTCCACGAGCTGAATCAGTAGGGAGGCCCGAGGCCAACTCACTGATGTTCCGATCAACGATAGCCTTAGCTACGTGAGCAGAATACAAGCGCATGAAGTGAGTCCAGTGAGTAAGACCTACACCCTTAAAGAACCCCCGTAGGAACGTACTAGCCCCTGCACCATATAGGTTCTGACCCAAGCGAGCAGCCACTACGTTATCTGTAGCAGCAAGACTTAGGTTAGCCTGACTGATCTGCAAAGAGATATCAGACTTAGGTGCATTCGTGAAGGACTTCCGTACAACCTCCCCTGCGATAGTCCGTAGGGTTGGAGCTACTTGACGTATAGCAACACCAATCTCACCCCGTACAGCAGGCAATACGCTCTCTGTAAGGGATGATAGTACAACAAGTGGCAGAGTCGTAACGGTTACAGCAGAGGCCAGAACAGATTGTGCTCCCTTTACGTTCTTGCTCTCAATAGGGCTGAACATATGGTTGTAGGCATCGAGCATGTTATACATGCGCTTAACCTCAGACATTTCAACACTACGTCCGTTCTTGGCTGACTCATGGATGATACGAGCAATCTTGTAGTTAGCCTTCTCACCATTAGGCCCAAACTCTTCTGAGAATGGAATACGGTGTGCAGCCCCTTCGATGTAGTCATAGATAGCCTGACGTACAGCCTTAGGATTACCACGTTCTGTTGTATATTTCTGGATGATCCCCTGAGGAACCTGACCAAAGGTACGAGACTTCTCAAGCTGACCAAACTCTGGATACTTCTTAGACTGACCAACCTTTGAACGGAGAGTCCCCGGCTTCTTAGGTGCCTTAGTCTTAGCTGCTTCAAGAGTTACTGGATCAAGGAGAGTCTGCTCCATATAGAATGGAACAACATCTGTACCAACCTTACTTGTCTCACCAAGCCACATATCTACAATGTTGTTGACCTGTGCCAATGATGCAGGCTTAGAGACACCACCCTTTGACTTAACAGTCATGTAAGGAGCAATCTCTGAGACAAATGCATCACGGTTCTCAGCCACATAGGTTGGATCAAGAGTAGTTGGAAGGTAGTTATCAATCTTACCTACATCCATCCCAGTATCAATAGCCTTATCTCGAATCTCCTTTAGGACACTCTGGATTGGTGCTGTCTTAGGATTGGAGGTATTACCATTGGCTACATCAATCACATCTTGATTAGTAAGCTTACCGAGGTATGGCTCTATCTTAGTACGCCAATCACCAGCAAGGAGAGCCTGACGCTCACCAATATTAACCTTAGATGCTTCTGTAGTCTTGCGTGTATCTCTACGGAATGTATCTAGGAAGTCTGCCGCTGTCTCACTGGTATTAGCCAGAGATTCAAGCGCTTCGGTTGGTCGACTAGCGATACCATACCAAGCCTTCTTAACATCACCAGTAGCTTTTGTTCCGGCAGTTCCTATAGGCCCAGTGTCTTGGACACCATCGCTAATCATTCGGTTGTTCTCAACGGCACCAATGGCACCCTGAATACTACCTACCCCACCACCAGCAATACCACCACCTAAGAATGCATCAATAGAGTTGGTGATGAATTGCTCAGTGTCAAACGCTCGGCCAATCTTAGCGGCTGTAGCCCCTTCACCAATAGCTTCCTGACCTACCTCGGTGATGCCCTCTGCGAGTGCACCCTTGATAGCCATAGAGGCTGCCTGTTTAGTAACCCCCTGTTTTACCAGTTGGTCGAATACTACGTCCCCACCCATACGCTTAATCAATGGGCGAAGGATAACACCAGCACCAATGGCATCAAGTGTAGACATAACTGCACCAGCACCAAGGGCTGTACCAGAGGCATCCAAATCTGGATTCTCTTTCTTGATTCGATTCTGTACATCACCTACGTTTATGCCAAAGCCTGCAAGCATGCCACCTACAGCACTACCAATTGTAGCACCTAGAGTACCACCGAAAGCACCAATGCGACCCCCAGCAATTGCCCCAGCCCCAACAGCACCCAAAGATGGAAGGGCTGATAGTCCGAGTTGCTTAAGGTATTCTGGTACATCTGCTGGCCCTTCGATTTCACTTGAGGTTGCATTCTCTGCCTTGCCATACTGAGCTGCCTCTTCTAGGTTGTCTTTTCGGATAGTCTCACCCATAGCTCTCAGGTATTCAGAACCTGTGAATTCACCTATGGCTTCGAGAGTACCACCGTAATTAGATTGAAGATTATCTACAGATCGACCGATGGTGCTAGACACAGAGTTTGGATCACTCTGTGCTGCACCTTGGATCGAGATTGGAGCCTGTTCTTCGGCTACTAAGGCTGCTGGGTCTTGTCCACTCCTATAAGCATCCCAGAATGGATCACTGTCGGCAGCCTTAACACCTGCCTTGCGGTATTCATCCCAAAAATCAGCCATTAGTATCTCCGAATATTACTCTACGATAGGCTTGAAGTTAGTTCGTGGTGCCCCGAAGAAGGGGTCTTTAGTTTCCAACTTATTCTGGTTGGCTTTAATCCACATCTGAACAAACCGCTGAGGATCGAAGTTAGGGTCAGTCTTAGCTGCTGCACGAAGCTGGGCTGCTACAGATTGATTAACCTCTTTAGAGAATGGAACACCAAGTTGGCTAGAGATTCCCTTAGTGATAGACTCTGCATCCTCTTGCTTGATATCTAGCTTAGGTGCTGCTGCTCCAGATTCTTTAGCTATTGCAGCCTCAATACGCTGCTGCTGTAGACCAAGCATTGAGTTCTGGTAGCGTTCCTGCTGAGACATCTGAGCACGTTGAAGCTCCTGCCCTTTCTCAAACAGAAGCATCTGCTGTGCTTGCTGTGAAGCCAATTGCTTATCTTGCTGAGTGAATCGCTTATCCATCTGAGCATTAGAGTTATCCATTTGCTCACGACGGAACTCACGCTCTGTCTCTAGCTCAGCTGCACGAGCTTCCTTCTCTGCTTCCTGTAGCTTCAACTTGTTCTTGCGTTCAAGCTGAGAGTCTAACGCTGTACCAAAGGCTCGACCAGCACCACCAGATTCATCCAATGCACCTGCAACCAACCCAGCAGCGACAAGTGCCCAGCTGAGATAGTCCGTCTTTTCTTCTTTAGGTAGATCAGAAATGAGTTTACGTTCTTGGGAGATACGTTTCTCACGATCACCCGGACTAATCTTTGTGCCTTCGGATTCAATTTGCTTATCAACCAAGGCAGTAGCAATTTGCTTAACCGGGAGATCACCTCTGGACTGAGCAACATCTAGACCTACCTTAGCCTGTTGGCGTAGTGGTTCAGCAGCAACCATAGGATCAACCTGTGGGGCTTCCTGAGGGGCTTCCTGAGCCACTTGAGGTGTAGGCTCTGGGGTCATGTCGTTCTTGTAGTCAATGCCTGCCTGAGCAGCACGTTGGGCCACTCCTTGGGCATATTGTCTAGCTGAGTCAGCTTGATCCTGAGGCATCATGGAATCACGTTGCTCTGGACTAAGCTCACCACCATCAAGATTACCGGGGGCTAGTGCAGCCTGAAATCCTAGACCTACTGGCCCAAGTGCAGCGCCTACACCACGACTGAGAAGACCACGAGCGGCAGGAGCAGCAGCCTTAGTAGATGTTAGAGCTGCCTTAGACGCTGCCTTAGTAGCAGCATCCTTGGCTTTCTCTTTAGCTACCTCTTCTGCGATCTGCTTAGCGGTCATCTTCTGACCAGCACCTTGAAGTAGCGCTGGACGGTTTGGGTCTAACAGGAGTCCGGCCATTATAAGTTCGCTCTATTCTGATTACTCGAAAGCAGACCACTAAAGGATTTAGCTCCGGGGTTGTTAAACTTACCTCCGAACCTCAAGGTCTCAGCCCCTGTCTGCATTTGCTGCTGTTGTTCTTGCCCATTGCCAAGCCCAGCTAGCAACCCCTTAGCTGCACTCTGAGCCACTCCATCCCAGTCTACTCCCTTCTCACTGGAAGCATACTGTGCATTACCTAGGTCTCCAACAACAAGAGGTTGACCTAAACCAAAGCCAGCACCAGAGGGTGCAGCAGATGCAGCAGGTGCAGCCTTAGCAGCACCACCTAGGGCCGATGAACCCCAAGACATAATATCACTTAGCCATTGCATTAGGTATACCTCCTGAGGTCATGGATTAAAATAGTCCACCTAAGGAACCACCAATAGAAGCACCTAGGGCCGGCTGACCCCACATACTACCTAGGGCAGCACCACCGACAGAACCGAGCATGCTAAGTCCACTATTACCACCACCACCAGAAGAGCTAGTGCCGTTCGATACATTAGTACCTCCCATATCGCCAGACACAAGTTGCTTGTAGGCTAATAGGGTGTTCAGGTCTACGTTGTTCTCATAGGCCCACTTATTAATGTCAGCATCAATCTGACGTTGATCCTGCCCTTGTTGCAGACTACCTGCATCATACTGACCTGCTGAACCAGAGAGCAACCCACGGCTAATATTGCTTAGGTTGTTCAGTGCGTTAGACTTACGGCCTTCAAAGGCTTGCTGATCTTGGAAAGCTAGGGTTGATGCATTACGTCCCATCGTGTCTGCAAGACCTTGGGATGCGATACCCTGAGCGATACCCTGACGTGTACTA